GTATCGCCAGCAATTGTTACTGTCTTATATTCAAAAGTGTTCGCTGAACTAATTGTGTAAGAAAAAGGGTAAGAACGATTGGCTGTTGAATTTCGTAACGACCCGCCAAATGTTCCAGTCAGACTTGAACGAACCCAAAACGACAATGTAACCGTTTTTGCGTCTGCGGTTCCCCAGCCAAGGTCAGCAATATTAAAACCTTCAATTAACTGACTAACGAAATAATAATCTCCCGCACCAACGCTTGTTGCCGCAGACGAGGTAAATAATAATGAGTTGGTAAAACCATTTGGCGCTACTGTTGAGCGTTGCGTAGTTCCTTTGCTAGGATTAATCATTGTGAACTTAAAACGGTCGACAGGAAACACAGCATCGTTAGCAGTAACACTCGCCCCAGCATTTCTCTGGTCAATCCTCATGTCACCATTGATAATGCGGTTGCGGAAGCCCTGCAAACTATCCGCAGTCGGGGTCATGCTATTGATGGTGGCGGTGTTACCCCCGTTGGCATCCGTTACAGCGTTAACGGCAAGTGTGCTCATTTAGGAAACCTCGCTTTGATCTCAGCCACCTTTGCTTGCCAGTCTTCCATCGTGGCTTCACCTCGTTGTGCTTTGAAGAACAATGGGTCTGCTTCGGCTATGTAGGCTGCTTTGCGGTTGGCCTGTGCTTGTTCAGCGGCTTTAATGGGTTGCAAGCGTTGGATTTCAGCAGCGACCGCAGACTCGTCAATGGCTACCGAATTGCCATCCGTATCAAACGCACCAGCAGTATCGTCAATGGTGACTACATTGGGGTAGAGATTGTAAATGGCTTCGTGTCTCATGCCGCAATCTCCATAACTGTAATAGTGCAAATCGTTCTAGGCCATGTTGCACTATCTGTGTCGGCAAATGTTCTCCCAATGTAAGCGGTACTCCCACTAGTAATCATTTGAACTTTATATGTGGTAGCGGATGTCGTTGCTGGAGAGTCTAATGTTTGAAATGTGTAACTGTCTAAGCGGTTTGTGTCTGCTTGATAGGTTAAACCCGAGGATGATCTTGACCTACTTCCAGCAGCATCGCCAATCCCAATTGCGGTTGAGTCACGCATCAGTCTATATTGTGCCGTATTAGCGTTACCATTTGATGCTCCACACAATGACGCAATTACAAATATTTTGCTTGTTGCTGATTTAGGAGTGATAGAAACACTCAAGCCCGTAATGTCCGTGAACGAAGTGCTGGTTGTGCTAAAAGTATCAGTTTTAGTTGTGCTGAGAACCTGAAGAACTGACCCAACGGGGAACTCTGAGTTTGAAGCCGAAGTTAAAATGGTTCCAGTCTGGTCAGGCAGCGTTAGGGTGCGATCAGTATTACTATTCGGGGCCGCAATGGTGAAAGTACCCGTGCCAGAGGCGTTACCCGTGATTGCTACTTTGCTCATGGCTTTGGATACCTTTCTTTAACTGCCTGAATCTCCGCTTTCCATGCGTCATAACCACCGTGGTAGAGCGTGTCTAGTTGGTCAACAATTGATGGGTATTCAGCCGCTCGTCGTTGAGCATAAGTAATTGAGGCTTCATATTCTTGGGCTTGCGCCTGTGCTTGAGCGATTTCTTCTGGGGTTAACGCAATGACCTGACGTTCACCAGTTGTTACATTAACTTGTATGCGCTCCATGTTTATCACTCGTAAAGGATATTGATAGTGCCAGCATCAAAAGCGTCTGTGCCGTTGACTGTGGTGATTCTTACTTGGGTGAGGGGGTCTGAGAGGGATTTAGCGCCGCCTTGTATATAAGCATTAGCAGAATCACTTCTTCCAATAACTCCTGACGCACTCCAAGTGTTTGTAGATGAATTTAACAGACTAATAAAAATTGAACCGTGTCGAACAGCGGTGGCAGCACCAGCATCTTCTACAAAAAATCCAGAAGTATTGTTTGCTCCGCCTGTTTGTGTTCCTGATCTTGCTGCCGTTCCTAAATAACTAGAAGTTTCAAACCCGCCAGAATCTCCAAGTTGAATAATAGGAACAGAGGTTCCATTCGTACTAACTCCACTAAACATCACCGTAATCCGTTTTACCCACGACGGGATGCCTGTAAAGTCAATGCTGGTTCCGCTGGTGGATGCTACTGCTGTGCCAGACACTATTGGATAAATGTTGGTCGTTACTCCGCTGGCTTGCAACGCACCGCTAAAAGTGCCCGTCGTTCCTGTGATCGGACCAGTCGAATCTAAATCTGGCGTTGTAATCCCACTCGTGCCGTCTAAAATAATAGCCATATCAGATCACCACCCATCTTGAACCGGTTGGCACGGTCACCGTCACCCCAGAGCCAACAGTTACCGGCCCTGCGCTACTTGCGTTGTAATCGTTGGGAATCGTGTAACTCGTATCAATCGTTTTACTGTTAATGATTATTCCGTTGGCCGCAGACAGAATCTCCGAAGTGACCGTGCCTGTGCTTGGGTTGTATTGCAATTTAGTCGATGAGACATCAAGCCCTGTTTCCGTTCCCGTGGTCGCATCGGTAAAGGTCAGGTAACGGGTCGCATTGGTTGAGGTGTCATCGGTAATCGTGATGCCAGACGATGCCGCAGGAGCCCAAGTCGGAACCCCTGAGGCCTGGGTCAGCACATAACCATCCGTTCCAGCCGCCAAGAATGTAGTCGCGCCCGAGCCGGTCTGGTAGGGAACCGAGCCATTTGCACCGCCCGCAAGGTTGGTTGCGGTGGTCGCGCTTGTTGCCGTTGCCGCATTGCCTCCAATCGAGAGGCTTGATGCAGTTCCCGTCAGTCCCGTGCCCGCCCCGCTAAAACTGGTTGCGGTCAAAACGCCTGTTGAGGGGTTGAACTGGTATTTGGTCGAGGCGACATAGGTCGTTGACAGGGTTCCCGAGGTTACATCCGCAAAAAGCGGGTAGCGGGTTGCGTTGGTCGTGGTGTCATCGGTGACCGAAATCGATGCCGTGATGGTTGTCCAAGTCGGCGCGCTGGTCCCGTTGCTGGTCAGAACCTGACCGGTTGTGCCTGCGCTGACAAATGCGGTGGTATCCGCCGCCGATTGGTAGGGAACTTGGCCTGCACCGCCGCCAGCGAGGTTGGTTGCTTTGCCTGCGGTGATAGTCGATTGAGCCGCGCTCTCCCAGCGGGAATCGCCACTATCCCAGACCACCAAATCGCCGTTTGACGGGCTCCCGACCGCCACATCATTGAGTTGGTTGAACGATGGGAAGAAGGTTGGCCGCACAAAGACCGAGCCGTTTGCGTTGGCATAAACCACCGCGCAGACCTCAACCTTGGCCGCTGGGGCGGTTGGCACGGTTTTGGTCAGACCACCCGCAATTGAGGGGTTCAGATAGAGAATCTGACCATTGACCCATGCCTCACCGCCGCCCGTAGTGTCAAACCCGCGCACTTCGCCAAATGCCGCGATATAACCCCAATTGTTGGTTGTGAAAGTCTCGAGGTCGCTGGGGTTAATCCGGTGGCCGGTGCCGCAGTCAAACCCCCAGAAGCGCCCAGGGTGCCGGTAAACATAACAACCTGGCCCTTGGTGATGTCGGCTGATGCCCTGACCCGATAGTAAGTTTCCTCGCCCAACGCAATGGTGACATTGGCACCCGCGCCGACCAGGTCTAGCGTTTGGGTGTTGTCATCACTATTCCACGACAGAGAACCCGCACCCCCAACCACTCCAGAGGGTGTGATGTCCCAGTTGATCTCGTTGACATTTTGCAACGCACCAGCGTCCGACAGGGTAATCGAGGAGTTCTGGATCAGTTTGCCCGAGGTGGTATCGAACCGCGCAATTGCGTTATCGGTTGCACTCGCAGGGCCGACCACATCGCCGGTGAACTGCTCTGCCGCCCAAGTCGGGACACCGCCCGCAAGGGTCAGAACTTGGCCATTTGTGCCTGCCGCGAGGAAAGTTGTTGCGCCTGCCCCTGATTGGTAGGGAAGCGACCCTGTGGCCCCTCCAGCGAGGTTTGTGGCCGTTGTTGCGGAGGTCGCGGTTGCCGCGTTGCCACCGATGGAAAGGGCCGATGCGGTGCCTGTGAGGCCCGTTCCTGGCCCTGCGAACTGCGTGTTGGCCGTGACGGTCGTGCCTGTTACCGCCGCCGCCGTTGTCCCCCCGATGGTCGTGCCATTAATGTTCCCGCCGGTAATTGATACCGAGGTGGAATTCTGGGTGGACATGGTCCCCAGACCGGAAACTTGGGTGTTTGCAATCGCAATCGGGCTGGCCGCAAGGGAAGTCAATTGACCTTGGGCGTTGACCACCGCCGTCAGGGTATCGGATGCCGAGCCATAAGATGCCGCCGTCACCCCTGTGTTGGTGATGCTGAAGGTGTAGCCGGTCAGCGTCAGGCCGGTTCCAGCGTTATAAAGCGCCGTATTTGAGAACTGGATAAAGACGATGGGGGTGACCCCAAGCGTTCCCCCAGGTTGGTTGGTGCAGACCCACGCCGAGCCGGAATAAATAGTCCCGCCGGTAACAAACAGATAAGCGGACAGGAACTCGTCATAGGTGTTCGCATCGGTTGACCGCGTCCACCCGCTTGAGGCGGCGACATAGATGCCGTTGTCCTCTTGAGCAGTCTGGTTGCGCACCAGAATCCGCTCTCCAGCCGTCAGGGTCGATGGCCAATCGCCACCGGCTTGAGTGCCAAGACCAGACAGAGTGATGTTGCCCGTGGTTGTAAAAGCCGCAGGCTGCTTAAACGCAAGACCCTGCGCAACCGCGTCCACATAAGCCTGATTGACTAGCGAGGTCGGTCCGCTTGGGACCGAGGTGATGGTTCCCGTGGTCGTGTCGATGTTGGTAAAGGTTGCCGCCGCAGGCGTAACCCCGCCAATAACGGAGGAGTTGATAGTCGAGTTGGTAATCGCCACCCCATCCAGATTGGGGTTGACGGGAGCAAAAAACGGCGTTCCCGCAGGCCCAATCAGCGTGACCGGCTTATACGGCGGCAGGGGCTCGAAAATCCCCTGAACCGGAACGATGTTTATCGTCTGGGTCTTGGCGGTGTCGTTTGACATAGCCTTACTCGGTGGCGACTAGGGTCAGATAGATTGAGTTAGTTCCAGAGGAAATGCCCTTCACATAGATGTTGGGCGCTCCACAATCAATGACGATGGGATAGAACATCGAGGGGGCAAGAACAAAGGCTCCGCTATTGCCAGAGGTGGCGATTGCAGGCGTGGCCATGTTGGAGTCCGTTGTGCCAAATGTAATCGCCGCCGTGCCGGTTCCGGTGTTGAGGATGGCAACGCGGAAGGCGCGGGTCGGGGTGTTTGGAACCAGTTGGAGAGCGGCTGACGCAGAGGTGGTCAGGTCGAGCCGGTAAGTGGGAGATAAGATTTTGAGAGAGTCCATGATTTGCCTCTTGGTTAGGTTTTGTCAATTATCCTACTTTTAAGCCAGTTTCCAATATGTCCTTGGAAGACTTTTATGCCCGCATGGCCCATTCCGATTTCGGGATCAATCCACACTTGGCCACCAAGTTCGCGCCATCTCATGCAAAAGGAATAATCTTCTCCATATCGGTGCTTTTTGCGGGTGTCTACATGGGGCTCGAATAAGGGCCAAAACTCGCCATCGACCGCTTTCTCATGCACCCAAGTATTTGGGTGCGCTTCGATCATCTTGGCAATGCAGTTGCGGGAAATCTTGAGAAATCCAGTTGGGACGCACTCGACTTCGAGCAGTCCGGTCTCGGGGTCTGCCCACAATTCGGTCTTGTTTTGATCCCATCGCACCGTCCACGCAAGCGGGTCAACGCGGTGCGGGTAGACACCCGCGACCAAATCGACAGGATGATCCACCAGTTTGAGCAATGCTTTTGTCTCCCAACAGACATCGTTGTCTACAAAGATCAACATATCGCAGTCGGATTTGTAGAAATTTGAGGCAATTACGCCTCGGCAGTCCGCAATGGCAGAGTTGCCAACATCATCGACCAAAGTGAACCGGTCGCCTCTAGAAACCAAGGCAATCAAGTCATCAATGAGCGAGTGGACGGTCCCGATATGCACAACCCCTGTATATGTCGGCAACGCGATCATTATGTGCTTCATCAAGTCTCCAAAGAAAAAAGGGGCCACCCCTTGCGAGAGTGACCCCTGTCCAGCGTCAGAACATTTAGGCGGTTACGCCGATGTTCTTGAGTGCGGTAATGACCGCGTTTACTGCGGTGGCAATAGCGGTTCCGTCAGCATTGTTCGCAATCGTGCTGATTGCGTTTGCCTGCACAACGGGGGTTTCGCCGTAAAAGCCGATTTTTCCGCCAGCCAGTCCCAAGGAAACGCCATCAGAGGCGTTACCGTTGAACAAGTAGTTGACGGTTTGGGCGGAAGCGGGGCCTGGATTTGACATGATTAGGTTCCTTTCCTAGTTAGGCTGCAACGCGGCAGGCGAGTTCAGGGTAGAGGGGAGCCCAACCGTAGAGAACATCAAGACGGGTGGGGATCGAGTCGTTGTTGATCGTGTATTGACGAACAACGCGGATCGAGAGGCCATTCTCTTTGTCGCTTGCGCGGCCAGCGAAATGGACACCGTCAGGCAGTTCAAGGTCAGCCGTGGCCAGGGTGAACGCATTGCGGTGGAACACCAAGTTCTGGGGCGACACGACACCGGTCTTGTTGAACGGGGTCACAACGGCAGAAGCAGAGGTGGAGAGCACCGACACATTCTGGAACTGTCCAGCAGTGATGATGGCCGGAGAAACCGTCACCGAGGCGGAGCCGCCAGAAGTGATGGTCACAGCGGAAGTCACCACAAAGTTACGCAGGACATTGCCACCATAAGGCTGGCGGTTCTGGGGGTTGACTGCGAACACACCCGCAATCTGGATCGTATCGCCAGCGTTCAGCACGGCGTTAGCGGTCGCAGCAGAGATGGTGATGGTCGAGGTCTGAGCCCAGCCCGTGGTCAGCGAACCGGTGAAGGTAGCCGTGTTGGTGGACATCGTGGCCGTGGAATAGGAACCGTAGGTGTGGGACACAATGTTCTGGTCCATATACCAGTTCATGCCGATGGTGTCACGACCCATCAGGCCCTTCTCGTACTGCTGAGAGATGGTGCCTTGGGGGTTGAAAAGACCCTTGAGCGAACCAACGATGGAAGCGCCCGTGAAGGGATCAACCACGCAAGAACGCTTGCCATCGCGGGGAGCGCCTTCGCCATCCAGATACGCTTGGGCGGTCAGGAAGGTTGCGATATCAGAGGGAACAACGCCAGCGGTTCCAACGGTGTTGGCGGTGTTGTCAACGGCCATGGTCGTGCCATCAAAGTCGATTTTGTTGGCAATAGCGGCAATGGCGGGCTTGAGAACGCGGTCGCTGAACATATCGAGCGACAGGGCCAAGTCCTGAGTCGTGAACTG